TATCGTTCAACATCGTCAGGCCCGGATAGGGCGATGATGTGGAAAGCGTTGTGCTGTTTTGCGAAGCCCATGCAGGCGAAGCCAGCAAGAGAGTGAAAAACAGGATTTTGATAAGGTTTTTCATTGCGTCGGTTCCTTGTCCCAATCATTTTCGAGCTTTTCCCTAGTTCCCAAAGGATCATGGTTTTCTGGCGAAACAGCGCCACAATCCTTCTCAGGGAACCGCATATCAGAGGCAAGAAGTACATTCTCACAGCAAGCTATGCCACGAAGTTCACCCTTTTCACAGGCCGCGAAAACATCTCTAAGAGTAGGATTCGGGTTTTTATGAAGGAATGCCGCCCCTCCCGCGCTGGCTAGGATAAGGGCTATAAGTGCGGCTGTTTTTTTGTTCATAGTTTCCTCCTCACCAAGCAACTGCGCTCCAATGCACCGAGCGGACAACATACACCCCTGCGTTCGTCACGCCTAGATTAAATCCGCTTACGGTAGGGCTATTAACCACCACAATATCCCCCGCCACGGCGTCAAGGATCGTGGCGTTGATAATCGGGGTTTGGTTGAACTGATTGGCGAAGGTTATAGCTGAAGTCCCTGTCCCCACCGTTGCCTGATCCCCCGTTTGGATAAGCTGCGGCACGTCTACCGTAATCGAGAATTGAGACATAATCGGCGTAACCGTATCGTCATAGGAATACAGCAAAATCTGGTAATCTATCGCATTAAACGTATAGACGCCCGGCACCCAATTCTGCCAATCGCCCCACGTCGTTCCGTAGTCCTGTGAAAGCCGGATTTGCGGTATCCCGTAAACCAGTCCTGAAGAAACGATACCCGTCATGTCCGTGACTTGGGTAATATCCGGCATAGTCGTGACATCGGAAAGATTGCTCACCGCCGTTAAAGTCCAGTTCATAATGACTTTGGAATTAGCAACCGCTGCCAGCACGATTCTGTTTCCAGTCGGTGCCGTATAAGAACCGCTTGTCGATGGTGTCGGATAATTCAGGACGTTCGGAACCGTTAGGACGTTCGGTTCCGTCAAAATGTTTCCTATCGTGCTTCCTAATTCAACGGTAGAACCGACTTTAGAAGCGCCCCCGCCGAATGTACCAGTCCAGTTTGGCGATTCCTCATGCGTTTCGATGATGTTTTGCTGCAACGCCGGGGTAATCACGACTATCGAAGGCGGCGAATCACTGTAAACCGCAACACCCAATGGTGTGTAATAGAGGGCCGTCACCCAATAGGTATCAGACCCATAAACATTAAATGAACCCCCGCTCGTTTCGGCAATGATCTGGGCGCTGATAAAGATTGTCCCCTTGCGAATTTCATAGAATATCGGATACCGAATATCGCTGATGCCAGTCCAGTTAAGGGTTGCGATATTGTCCTGATAGCTTACTGAAAGATTATAGGGCGCGACAAGAGGCGTCAAAAGCGCAATGCCGCCGACTTTATGCGGATAGGCCGGAACATCCGCCAAGGTTTCGATAGCGCCGCCCCATACGTTGAATGATACGAACTTGAAATAAAGCGTCTGTCCGATGCGCGTCTGATCTACATCATACCGGGCAATCGAATCATCGAACCGGCAGAATTGCGAACCCGAAGCATGTGCGCCTATCGTTGTTCCGTAACATCCTCGATTGAGATAAGTCAGGTTATATGTATTCGTCCCCGTCAGAACGTCATTCCCATAGGCTATAAACTCACTATCGACATAACAGAGCGTATTGAACTGTACGGCATCCTGCTGGTTAGCCGCATTGTTCAATACCCCACGGCTTTCCGTCATGTCGATTGAAAGAATTGATCCGGGATCGATATTGTTAGCCCCTGATTGAGGTATGAAATTAGGCAGTGCGGCAGACAAAACGCCCTGACGGGCCTGCCCGTTAATCTGCGCCACGTAGGTATAGGTTACGTCATCCGTTGAACACCACACATCGCAACCGCCCCATAAGGTGCCTTGTCCTGAAATCGCAATCGCAATCTCTGTTTTCGGTGCCTGTAAAAGCGCAAGCGGGGTTTCAAAAATGATCGGGATGTTAATCGAACCCGGCGAGGCGTTGTAATTCGGGACGTTCCGAATTGTCTGTTGCGGCGGGTGAAGCGCAGGCAATGCAATGCTGCCCGGCATACACTCTGCGGTAAAGGTTAGATTCCCGTCTTTGTCCTCATCAATCGTGCGGATTCTGACTAAGGTGCGGTTTAAGTCCAGCGCGGGTTCAGTCAGCGTCACGTAATCCATTACGTCCAGAAGAAAATATTTCCATGACAGTTTGAACGTATAAATCGGGCCGTGTTCGACATAAATCTGGCGCTTCATGTAAAGCGCGGCCATGCTTTGCGCCATCGTCTGATCGGTAACGTGATGGGCGCTTAACGTGGTGGCCGTCCGGGCCGAAAAGTTATCTATCATGCCGGGATCTTCAACCGTCAGCGTCTCGATGTTGTATTGATCGTTCCGGTTGATATATTCGATAGGATACTGGTTATAAGCCGCGCCCAAGTCTGGCCGCGTCGCCGTTACGGGATCAGTCGACCCATCACCCTGAAAATCGTCCGGCCCTAAATCATATTGAGGCGTCAGGTTCGGTGTATAGGTAACACCATTCCCGGAAACAACAGAATCGGCATAGGGAAAAATATGAAGCTGGTTCCCTATCCAGCAATATTCTGCGTTAAGCGTGTCCATCCATTGCTTCATCCATTGCGCCGCCGTTTGCTGCGTATCAACAATGGGGGATATAAAGAATCCCATAGCAATCCAGTAATTTGCCGCATCGGAAAAAGAGGCTATGTTTGCCGAAGGGAAAGCAGAGCGACTAAGAAAATCCGCTATCCATTGATCTGCATAACAATCGCCGCCCGGCCCGACTAAAATACCAGAAACCTTAAAGCTGAATTGCGGGGTTTCGGAAGATGTTCCAAGAGCGAAATTAGAAAAATTGGCCGTGGCCATCCCGTTGTAGCCAAGAGCCTGCGCGGGATGATACGTTGTCATGTATCCCCAAGGCGCTTGGTCTAACGTGCCGGTCTGCACAACGCCGCCAAGTGTTGGCATATCGGTTATTTGCTTGCTAACCCAAACGGTGCCTATACCTGTTATCGGCCCTTCGCAGATTCCGATTTGAAAAGTCGCGCTGTAATTATATTCCGAACTTCCGCCGCCCTTTCCGCCACCGCCAACAATGCCGCCCTTGCCACCGCCGCCACCAGTCGAAACCAGCCACGAATTAAAATCACCATAAAAAAGAAGATTGCCTGACAAACGATTCGTGCCGCCGACAATAGGAATCGGCGTTCCGTAACTTGATTGCTGAATGTTCAATCCGCCAACAGCAACCGGCGCTTGTGTTGCTTTCGAACCGCCGCCAAAGAGCATCGAACACATCTATTTTGCCCCCCACGCCGAATAAAACAATGGGGACTTATTATGCAGCCTTCCCTGATCGCCGATGCCTTCCACAACACCAATTCCGTATTCCGCATGAATGATGTGCGGCCAATCAATCACAATCGCGCCGTGGCTGTAAATGCGGCCTATCTTGAACAACGCAAAATCACCCGGTAACGGCTTGTCAACCCTGTGGCCGTATTGATCGGCAAAGCCTTTGTACCATTCCTCGTTACGGTGCATAAAAAACTGGGCGGAATATCTTCCGATATCAAAAGCAGGAATCAACCCAACGGCGACGTAACACGCCCAAGGCAGTTGCCCACAGTCACAACCAACGCCCTTGATGCAAGCGCCGTTATGGTGCGGGGTGCGAAGCCATGTCCGGGCCTCTGCGATTACCGCTTGACGTTGATCCTGTTCATTCATATAATAGGCTAAGTCCTTGCTTAATAAGCGGTTTCTGGCGTTGGTACAAACGGAGTTCCTCCAAAATGCAATGGGGCATTTGTAGAAAAATGCGCCGTGCAAGATGAAGCTGAGTTTGATCCCGTTGTGGTGATTGTAAACCCGTCCCCGATGTTTGGCGCGACGGGGAAAGGTGCGTTGGGAATGATAACGCCATCCGAACCTGATGCGTTGATCGTTCGCTCTTGCCCCATATTGACGCCTGACGTGGCTTGGATTGTCCCGCCGACAAAAGTACCGGCTGCGAAGTTTAGGCCCGTGTTGATCTGCCCAGACGTACAGCCGATAAGGGCGTCGCAATTATAGCTATTGATTTGTCCCGTCAGGTTTTTCGTGCAGCCGGGCGTGATAGTGAAAGCGTCGCCCGTCACGATAGGATTAGGGAATGGCGCGAATAGCGTGATTTGTCCGGTTTTCCACGAAAGAACAGATCGGCTTACGCCCGTATTCGATCCCGACGTAAACTTTACCGTGCCATTGTTGTAATAGCCGTCTGCATCCGCAAGACCGCAGTTGATAACCCACGCCATGCTGCCTGCGCCAACATTCGAGTTTTCGGCTATCGTCGTCCGGTTAAACCCGCACCTAGCATCGCCAAAAACGAATGAGCATTGCGGCTGATATTGACGCCGTGGCATGTTTACGTCGAGCAGATAAAGAAGGCTATCGACTTTAAAAACCACCTGATTCTGCGTCACGTCAGCATTCACGATTTCGCCGTAGAAAATAATCGGGGCATTGGCAGAAGGCACAATCTTCCGCACATAAGCCGCTGCCTCTGTGGGCGTAAAAAACTGTCTGCAACGGGTTACGCCAGCACGATCAAACAATCCTCTCACCACTGCATCTAGGTAAGGAATCCCGTTAACCGTTTCCGTTGCCGGTGGATAAAGCGTAATCTGCATTTCATCGACTTCCGTGCCTTTCTGCATTTTATATGAGCCGTCCGTTATCAGCGTATCATTGCAGATGTATGTTATCCCGCCTGTTACCACGTTCTTATCCGCATCCGTGTAATAAAGCGTCGTGCCGTTTTTCAGCGCAATCGTGTATAAATCGCAAAACTGAAAAACATTTCCGGCGAGGATTGCGAGAAGGGATGAATTGGCGGTTTTCATGTCACTTCACCGAAATGAAGGACAGTTTTTTTGCTTCGAAAAAGATAGCGAACTGTTGGCTAAATTCCGTTTCATCCGCATCGAACCTGCACACGAAATAAAACGTAAAATCAACCGTTATGACTTGGCCGGATAATGGCGCTACGGCAAAGTTTATCGTGTCATTCCCGTAACCGTTCACAGACGAAAGCGTGTAGTTTGTCCCAAGCGTTTGAACGCCCCCGTTTATGTAAACCGTCGAGACGTTATTTGTCGCAAGGATAGGCTCTATAAATCCGCCCTTGTTTCTCACGATAGGGAATGCAGTTGTTGTTCCGTCGCCTATGCCTATGGGCTGGCCTACTACCGTATCGTCCGTGGTATCATCGAAAAGAAACGGCAATAACTGCCCCTGCATTTGATTACAAAACCCCATTAGCGTATCAAGCTCGTTATAGGTTCCGCCTACAGGAATCCGCGTGGTTTTCAAAACCGAATACGTAAGCTGAAACTTCCAGCGTGGATATGTCCAGTTTGAGGCGCGTTGTTCCTTGCCGCTAACCGCAGTCAAAACCCGTGTCTGCCATACCGGGGTTTTCGTGTTGCCGTATGTAAGCCCGATAAGTGCAGGATAAAGGGGAAGCGTCATGCCATGCCCCTCGCCGTTGACATCAAGCCGCGGTGATTAGAGCGTATGGCCGATTGCACAGCAGAAGCCACGGCGCTCTTGTTATTGAGAAAGAACTGCTTAACCCCGCTTGCGTCTATCGCGTGGACGTGAAGGTGGACATCTCCACTACTGCTATTCGCGCCAAGCCCTAAATCACCATCTCGCCAAGCCTGTGCCTGCTTCGCGGGGACAATAGCCTCGCCTTGGTGGACTTGTGCAAGCATGTCTTGCGGGACATTCGGCGTTCCTACATCGAAACTGTCAAAAGCTGCGACTGCGGCAAAGGCTGCTGCCGCCGCAGGTGGCGCAAGAATCCAGCCAACATAAGGGATGGCGGAAACATCTGCATAAACATTAGCTGCTGCTTCATAAGCATCTTTCATAATTTGAGAAGATGCCCCTGCTGCATCGACAGTGCTTGATGCTGCGGCTGCGGAAGTGTCCGATGCAACTCGTTCTGCGTTTCCTGCAACCGTCGCTCCTGTTTTTTGTTGCTCAACAAGAACAAAATCACCAAGGCTTTTTGTTACCGCCCCGGATATTTTTACCCAACCTTGATCGTTTGCGACAACCAGAATAGCATTAAGTGCAATAATTCTAGCGACTGCTTCCGCAAAAGTTATAATGAGATTACCCGCCATTCTTGCAAAGGCTTGCCCGATTGTTTGCGTTCCCTGTAAAACACCAGTCAACATAGTGTCAAAAGTTGAACCTATCTTATCAAAAGCATCCGTCCATGATTTCTCTGACTTCTTTGCTGCTTCGTTTTCTTTGTCTTGCTGTTCCGTTTGTAACCGGATTATTTCGGTATTAAATCTCTGTGCTGCGATTACTTTTTTATCTTCTTCCTGTTGATAGGCTAGAGTCCCCTCACCATAAAGTTTCGCTTCTGTTTCCATCTCCGCTTTGACAGCATCGCGTTCTTTCGTCAGGGCATCTATTTTTGCGGCAAGTGCTTGATCTGCCGTTTCCTCGCCTTTAGACACCATCAAGTCTTGCGTTGCGGCAAACTGCGTGTAATTCGATGTGGTGAGTTTTATTTCCTGATCGATTGCTTCTTTCCGTATCGCAAGTTCTTTGTCGGCTTCATCTTGAGCAGCCTTTGCTTCGGCGTCTGCGGCTGCCTTTGCCGCCGCTGCTTTCGCTGCTGCTGTAGCATCTTGGCCTTCTTGGTTGCGATTTATTGTTTGGGGTGGCCCTAAAATAGACTGCATGTCGTTTAATTCATTCACCATCCCCGCCGGTGAGTGCATACCAGTATCGCCCATTAACGCCATTTGCGCTTGGTTTGGGCCGCCTACTGGTACGGTAACGCCTGGTAATTGGGTGTCTTTTGCAGTTATTGATACTTGCTGAAGCGTTTTAGCAAGATTAGTAAGCCATTCGATTGATGTTTTTATCTGTTCAACGAATGTAAACTCTAATTGGCGTCCTAAACCTTGTATAGAGTCCTCAAGGTTAACAATGTCCTTATCTACTTCTGCAAACTTCTTTGTCATATCCGGGGACATTTTGTCCCCCGTTTCGTCAAACTGTTTTGATAATTCCTCCAGCTTTTCCTTTCCGCCGAGGAAAATCTCTAACATATTCGCGCCAGCGCGGCCCATTAATGTAATGGCAATTTGAGCGCGTTCTGCTGCATCTGGTATCGCTTTAAACCCATCCGCCATTGCGAAAAGTATTTGGTCAGGCGTTCCATGTTGCAATAGATCAAGGGAAACATGCAGCTTGCTGAATGCGTCATAGGCTGGCCCAGCACCTGCGGCAGCATTATAGATATTCCGCTCCAAACGGCTCATCATCATGCCAGCTTGCTCAGCGTTGCCGCCGGTCAACTGCATGGCATATTGCATCGTTTGAATGGTATCGGTCGTCAGGCCGGTAATGTCTTGCAATCGCTCGATTTGTTCTGCCGCTTCTGCGGTGCCTTTAATAAATTCTGCAATTTTATCAACCGTAAAGGCAGCCGCAATCGCTGCTGCAATCTCTCCAAACTTATCAATAATGGAATCTACTGGATCAGAGATTTCGGCAATCTTGTCTTTGGCGTGATCTACACCACTATCAAGGTCGCCGGTTTGCGCTCCGAATTGAACCTGAATATTGTCATCCGCCATCTTTTTCGCCCTTCGGAACTATGACCCCATCAACGATTTCGCATTCTTCTTTGGGGATTATGTTTGCCCCGAACATGGAAACGAGTTCATCAAGAGCGAACGATTGGTCAGCATCCCTATCAATCTCCCTGTCCTTATACCCCAGATAACTCGCTACCAGAATATGAACGGGGGGGCATTTTTTCCAGTAGGCGTAAAGATCGAGATAGTCCTGCCAGATTAGATCGTCGATTTCCTCCGTGCTGTAACCAAGGCAGTATCTTAACTCTCCGTAGATTGTTCCCCATTCAAGGGGCTTTGGGGGTTTGGGCTGTCGGTTGCACCGTCGCCCTCCTTTTTCGGTTTATAAAGTCCCATTGCCTTTGCGATTTCCTGATAGGCAGCAAGCAAGTCAGTGTCCGTTAAAGGCGTATCTTCAAACACTGCTTTCGTGAACGTGTTGTCAATAGGCGTCGTTACGGCAAGGATGATGTTTTCCATTTCATCATAAAAGGATTCTGAAAGCGCATTGCCGGATTCCCGCAACTTTTTCAGCCTATCCATCGCCGGTTCAATAACCCGAAGCTGCTTGAACTTCAGCGGCCCCGTGAAAGAGAACGTCCTATCGCCTAGCTTGATTTCATATTGCATTTTCGCCTACTGAGTCATGGTGATGGTTGCAACTGTGCCTGCGCTGTTCGCGTATGCCGAAAACTCGAAGTCGTTAATCGTGTAATCGATATTCTTGAACGGGAACGTCAGCTTGGTAGAGATTGCCGCAGGAAGCTCAAGGTTCATTACGTTGCCCTTGTAAGTCGTCGCCAGCAACACGCTGAACACGGGCGAAGTACCCATAAGCTGGTTAGCAACCACGATTTTGCTTGCGCCTGTCGTAACGCCATACGTGTAGTTAAACACCAAACCGACTTCATCAGCGGCGGCAAATGTATAGGTTCCGGTTGCAGTGGCTACGCTATATTTTCCTGCAGCTTCGCTGCCAGCCGCGACTTGCTGCAACTGAAGGCCGCTTGAAGCATAAAACACGCCTTGATCGGCAATAAAGCCGACGTGATTTGTAACCTGCTGCGTTGTGGATGCTACGGTATGGGCTTCGTTCTGCACGTAAAGATCGCCTGCCGTGCCGGGCGACAACGTGCCGCCAAAGAAAGCATCGTTGATACCGTTAGCATAGATGTTGGCAATTTTCGCTTTGCCCGTAATCTTGCCTTGTGCGCGGGCGACATCGACCGGGAACTGGTTTTGTCCGATCAAGTCTTTGTTCGTGAAGTCGAAGTCGATTTCCACCGACTGCAAAACGCCAAACTTCGTCGGCGTTGAATTGGCGACATCGGTGCGGGTTAAGGTAAGATTGCCAGCGCCGAATAGGACTTGAATGCTCATTTTGTTCTCCTTTGTTGCGGTAGGTTTATCACGAATTGTCCTTTGCGAATAGGGGCTTCAAGATGGAACGAGCGTCTTTATTGTGAAAAACGCACCTCCCTGCCCGTCTGCGTAGCCGGGGATTCTGGTTATCTTCCCTTCGATCCAAGTCGTCGAAACAAGTCCGCCAAGCGTTTGCTTGAATGGCATATAGGCAGGCGGCGCAAGTGCAGCCTCTATCGCGTCAATAAGCCCGTTTAACTGCGTGTCCGGCACGACGTTAGGATCAAGGCCAGCGTTGAAATATACGTAAATGTCAAAGTCCAGCGTGATTAAGGGCGGTGTAGCTGGCCCTGCGTTGTAGATATAGTTTTCTTCCGGCTGGCCCATATAGAGCGCGGGGAAGTTTGTGGATTCGTTCCAAAGCTGCGGTCTGCGCGATATCGTATTAAACGTGCCGGACAGCGTTTGCAAAAGTCCGAACAGGGCAACGGCTATGCTTTCCCGCGACGGATTCACTTTTTCGCGGCCTCCAAAACCGCGTCTTTCATTGAGCTTATGATGTTGTCTTTATTGTCCGATAAACTTGACCTCATAAAACTATGTTCTTTCAGTGTGAATCCACGGGCATATTTACAGAATATCTCTGCGCCTCCGACGAAAAAATGTAACGCAGAGGAATTAACTGGCCTTCTTTCTGGTATTTGTGCCCCATATTCTTGAGCCGCAGCATAAGATGTTCCTGACGAATATGCTCGCCCAATAATGCTAGAGCCTGAATCCGTCACGTCGCTTTTTATGCTGCTTTGTAAAGTACCTGTTATATGCCGTAAAACCTGCCCTTCCAGCTTTTGCGTTTTGATATAATTCGCCAAGTCCATTGAAAGACGGGTTATGGCTCTCAGCAATGCGCTGTGGACACGTCCGGGCATTGACGTGAATCGGGCGATGACTTGTTCTCGCCCTCTGATTTCCACATAAAACATTAGGCTGCCCTCGCAAATTCACCGTGAAGTTTTTCAGCACATGCGTTATACGCTAGACTTGCCAGTTTGGGAGAATCGTGAAATCCAAGCCAATATCCTTTTCCTCCCCAAAATAATTGGGCAACCCATTTTTGTGCATTCTTATTGAATGTAACCCCCTTGAATCCTGAAGTTCCGTTCTTTCGTGTAGATGTGTTCGCACTGTTTTGTTGAGGGGTAGCATCTCGCAAGTTGGCAATTCTGTTATCACCCTTATCGCCGTTTATGTGGTCAATTTGATCTTTTGGCCATTTCCCATAGACGTATAACCACGCAAGTCGGTGGGAGTACCATTCTTTGTAAAAAAGCCTAATTACTCTATACTTGGATCGTCCTGACAGAAATCTTCCTGCTTCTTTACCTGCATATTTTTTATTCCATCCACGACAATCTGTTTCTTTAATGAAAAGATCACGTGATCTCGTGCGCCATGTAAAAACACCTGTTTCCCTATCGTAATCAAGAAGTTTAAGAAGATTTTCGGCTGTAAGATCATAATACATGCGTTCACACTGACCACATTAAGCGATAGGGATTGAGCCGAGTTTGTATAGCAGCCGTAAGCCCATCTTTCACTAAAAATGAAGCCGTCTCTTGTCCTCCCATTGACTTACTCGCCTCTCCGATACGCAGACGATATCTATATCTTTCTCCGACAATTTCGATAACCGCTTGCTCAATGTCATAGGGAACGAAATTATAGGACAGCAAAACGGCTGCGCCTTCATCCGCCGCAGCGAAGGTGTAAACCAGCGTTGGGGTATCGCCAGCAAGACTTGGGGGGATGTATTGCCCTTTAACCGGCGTCCCCGAAGCGATGGCAGTAAGTGCCGTGCCATTTGCGTAGGAAACCCCTAAATCTTGCGCCCACGGGCCGTAAGGGGCATTCGGGGTGATAATATAGCTTCCCGATGCCGGGACGCTCTGTGGCTCATTCTGTACGCAATAGCCGAAGGTGTAATTGGCGATGATGTTCCCAATGCCCCGCGTAAAAGGACGATGATAATAGCAATTCGGTTCCCTGAATGCCGTTACCCCATAACCAGATGGGAATCCGCCCGTCTGTCCTGTGCCAGCAACCACGGCTAGGTTTTGTGGCCGTCCCGCCAGTCCGCCGGTAACAGGTTCAAGAAAATATCCCCAACTCGATGAATTAGCCGCCTGCGGTATCGTTACCGTATCAATCACAAGAGAGTTAACCGATATAACCGGCCAATTCCGTAACTGGATTTTCGACGTCCCTTTGCCGCTTATCGTCTCGGTAATCGTTTGCAACCCCAAGTCTGGCCGCTGCATGTAGTTCAGGCTTGTCCGGCTCGCCTCGGCGATCAACCGCGTCAGCAACGTGTTGTCGGTGTCAGTCGTTGACCCGATCCACGATCTGACGTTTGCAACTGAGGTTAGGTTCATTTACTTGTTCTCGCATAGTATTACTAATGCTAGGCATGAAAAACCCCCTGTTAGTTGGTTGATGTACCAAGATAACAGGGGATTTAGCATTTGTCTATACCTACCTTTAATAGTCTAGGCGTTGCTGATTCCTGTAATGATACCTACAGAAAACGGCGCATATACCGCCAAAACTTGCTCACTATAAACACCATACTGGTATTCGCGTGTGGTCAGCGGCCATTCCTGAGCATAGTAATCCCTGCGTGTCAGGACTTCTGCCACGTTCGGGGTTGAATTGCTCTTGTAATAGATAGGCAGCGTCTTGGCGTAGCCGACAATCGTGCCCGGCGGGATCGTCGGGTGAATGATGATCGGAATCTTCCTGCTGCCGGGCATGAACGGGTTCATGTAGAACGAGATCACACCGAAGCCGGTAAGATCGAACCCACCATCACCCGTCATGGCACGAAGCAGAGGAGCAGACGAACCGTTCAGGATTCGTGAAGTGATGTTCGCCATTTCCTGAGCATTGACCCAAATAACGTCAACCGTGGCTTTGTACAGGTTCCACATCTGGATAAGCATGGTGTCGATCTGATCGACGTTGCCTTTCCCGGACGTGGTAAGAGGAGTGCCCGCCATGTTGAGTACATAGGCGTTCTGCGGATTCAGGGTTGTGTTGTTCAACGCCTGCGTAATCAGACCGTCATACGCTACAACCTGACCTGTCTGGCCGCCAGTCGTGCCGTCGTTCACCGAGTAATCGGTGGCCGTCAGCGCCGACAAGGCTTCCGTATTAGTCACAGGAGCCGCCGTAAAGCTGTACGTCGGAACCGTGACCAAGGCTTGCAAATAAGTCGAAGCAGCCGCACTAGCACTTGTGCCGATGTAAATCAGCCAAGCCACTTCACCCGTTTTTGGCGTCCACGTAAACGTCGCCGTTATGGAAGAAGATGCAGTCGCTGCGGTTGTCGCAAAAGCCGAAGCAATGCCGCAACCGCCGTTCGTGTACATCGTCTTGCCGTCAGGTGTAACAACCGAAACCTGCTGTTGAGCAGCAAGGCCGGAAGTCACAAGCGGAACGCCAGCCGCAGAATAGCCATTACGCAACACGAAATTGCGATAGCCTTCATACGTCAAGCCCACAACGGAAGCATAATACGTGCCTGTTAAGCTGCCCGACCCGGTTACTGAACCGGCAGGCTTGTTAGCCGTGCCGAGTTTCAGTGAGTTGTTACCGCCCAAGAGCGTATCTTCTTCCATCGTCATCACTGATTCGAGGGTGAAGAAATGCTCTGTCGCCATAGCATCTTCAAAGCCCTGTGAAGATGCCTCGGCTTCAAACGACACGCTGCCTTCACGACCGATTGTCGCATAGGTGGCGGTCGAATTGAGAGCCGTCAGGCTGATTTGAGGGGCGCGTTGGCCTTCGTTTACCCACGGAGAAGCCGGGAGCGAACCGCGTGAATAGCTTCCTGCCGCCGAGGTAAACGTCTTCCAGTGCGCTGCCGTGCCGGGGCTGGGGCGCGCAACGCGGGGCAATGCCTCACGCAACGGCGTCAACCACGGAACGAGATGCTTCGCCGGGGCTTCGAGATCATAGGGCGTGATGTTGCCAGAAACGCCAATGAAGGACTTTTTGAAGTCCTCTTTGGATTTCAGACGATCACCGAAACGATCACGAATAACGGCTTTCATAATGTTGTGACGCATACTTTTGTGCATAGGCGTTTCTTCCACGCGGAAGACGCCCGTATCAGGCTCGATTTCCTTCGCCTTAAACGCGCCCTTCGTCAGGCCGGTAGCAAAGGGAGCCATAGCGCCGTGAAGGTCTTTCTTCAAACCTTCAGACGCATTCGCCGGAATAAACCCCATATCCTGGAGTTGTTCGGCTGTAACTTGTTCAGTCATTGTGTTGCCTTTCTTATTGACAGAATTGGATGAGGCCGCGTTGCTCTTCCGGCGACAAACGCTGCGCTTTGAGTCCTACTGGTTTGGCATCGACGGGTTCCGTACCGGGCTGAACCTCGTTGCCTTCTCTTTCAACTGCGAAGATCGCGCCTTTGCGAACCGCCGGTTGTCTCTCTAGGTGATCGATGCGCTTGAGAAGATCGCCTACCGTGGCGTTCACATCCCCAAGGGCTTTATGAAGCGATTGATTGGCCGCCTCTGATTTGGCGAGCTTCGTAATCACTTCATCTTCACCGTTACCTTCTTTTGGCTTTCCTTCGCCAAAAATCTTGACGCACTTCTCGGCAATGTCCTGAGCATGGCCGTGGATTTTGTGCAGGGCCGCTTTATCGGCTTCCGTGTGGTGTTCGGCCTTATCTGTTCCTTTCAGGAACTTGTGGGCCGTATCCATGACGTTCGTTGCCGCCTTGTGAATGTCATTGACGTGCTCTTTGTGTTCGTCAGACATAGGCTTGGCTTCTTTGTCGAGCATCTTCATGCACTTATCGGCAACATCGGAAGCGTGGCCGTGAATCTTTTCGACGTGTTCGTGATCGGCTTCGGTATGATGTTCGGATTTTTCGACACCATCTTTGCCTGACATGCACTTCTGGACATGATCCATAATCTTCATGGCATGGCCGTGGATTTTGCTTACTTCCTCGGCATGTTCCGTGGCGATTTCGGAATCATCGACTTTCTTCTTCATAAATGAAACGCCAAGCGCCGCAGCCAGAGAGCCGTCAACCCGTAAATCTTCCGTAATTTCGGAAGCGATAAACGTCTTCAGGCGTTCGATGACGGTTTGAAGATCAATAACCTGTTGCTTGTCATCATCATCGCCCGTTTCAGATTCCATCATTTCATGGGCGCAAAGCCATTCGATTGTCTGTAAAGCGCAAATGGCCTCAGAAGCATCAAATGTTTCGCCCTTCGCCAGTTTGGTGACTTCCGCTTTCTTCTCAGCCTTTTCGGCCTTCAACGCTTCAGCCTGCGCTGCTTTTTCAGCCGCTTCGTCTTTCTGTGTGCTGCCTTCCCAATCGCTAGGAAGTTTGTCCGTAGCGCCCAAAGCCTTAGCGCGGGCGATAATATGTTCTTTGGCCTTTGCCTTATCCTTGGCGCGGCCATAGGCGTGAATGGCGTTTTCTAAATCGGTTGTCGTCTTAATTGGAAACGATCCATCACTCATCGCTTCGCCTGATTCCGCCGCCTTTGTGCGCTCTTCATCCGTAAAATCACGCTTGTAAAGATCAGTTTCCCAATAAAGCGGATCTTTCTCGTCCAAGGTTTCCATTGCCTTCTGAATGGCCTGTTGCGTTTCCGCTACAGCCGCCGCCGCCGCAGCATCGGCCTCAATGTCGATGTTCTTTTTCAGCGCCTCGGCCTTAGTCTTATGGGTGCTGCCATCTGCGGCTTTCCAGACTTGTTCAACAGTCATCGGGGTCTCCTTGGTTTGAAACTTTCGCATTTCGATTGTGCCGTCAGCTTTCACGATTTGCATCGTTGCAGCGGCAAGACAGGGATTATCGACTAGGGAAACTTCAGCGGGATCAGCGATGTAACGCATTAAATCGCCGTCTTTCCAACGCCTTACATAATCTCCGCCTTGCGAAAATCCGGTGTAGACAAATTCCAAGCATTTATTCCAGCTATCTTCATCGATAACCTTGGCGGTTATCTCAATGGATTTTTCTGCATCATTGAACTTAATGTCTGTGAGCTTTCCCGCCGCAATAGGTTCGTGCATGGCGCGAAGGTTGCCGAGGCTGTTGCCATCGGTTGCCTTCTTAAATCCGTCAGACCATTTTTGATAATAGGGTTTTGTGCCTTCGTAATCGCAGATTTCCCCGGACTTGTCTGGCAGTTCCGCCGTGGCAATACCCGTAACGCTACGCGATTGAACGTCGATTTTTGTGAGTTGAAAGAAAAGGTTGAGCTTGTTCACAGTCTTTCCCGATGATAGATACACATCGGCTGCTGAAACAGCCCGTAGTAGGCGGGGCGGCAAACCCCTCTACATCTTGGGCCGCAGATTAACACCTGCGGCCCTTACGTTCAATACCCTTATTACTCTTGGGTTTCTTCCTCATTGCCTTCGTCATCTTCAACAACGCTGATTAAAACGCACCGACACGACGGATGCGCTGTAGGACATTCGTCACCACTGGGGAACAGTCCATCAAGTTCGATTGGGCCTGCGTCCTCATTTTCCAAACAATCCTCACAGGCATCTGAATCCGCTTCCCAAGCTTTCAGGACATGAAGTCCGATGGATTTTGCAGCGCGATAGCCTTCTAAACTTCCTTGCGCGTTAGCTGTAAGAACTTCGGTTCTAGAAATCATAACGGCTCTGTCTTTGCTAAACGCGCCAGCGTCCATAATGCTTTGCGGTAAGTCTGTAACCTTTAGCGAACCGTCCATGACCTGAGAAACGAGGCTGTTTATCTCGTTTCTGGTGGCGTCGGTTATAACCCATTCGGCGGCGGGATTATCGACAAGCTCGCCGTCAACCCATTTTTTACCAACCATTTCGGCGGCGCGGGCCTTGGCATAGGCCAAGGTTCTGGCATCGACTTGGTTGACTAACCCTTGCGTGTTTTCGATTCCTAGCTGCATTAAGGCTTGTTTTCCGCTGTCGGCCCCGACTGCTGCGAGATCGTCCGGGACTGAGGTAGCCAAGAGATAAAGCGCAGAAAGATCAACCGTATTTCCAAAATCGTCATCTTCATCATCCGCTTTGTGGATACCGAAGTGCTTTTTTGCCTGTTGTGCAACGCTTACACCCGTTTCGTGGAGTATTTTGGCGATTTTGACGGTTAATGATGCCTCTGCATGTGTGACTGAGACGCGGCTAAAGGGATCGGCTTATGCCTCACCGCCTTTCCCACGCGCCCGTAAATCTTTTCATTAGGCTCTGGCTCATTGCTGGGTTGGTTGCCGTTGGCCTGTGCTTCTGCCTTCGCCTTGGCCTGTGCATCCATTGTCGCCGCTTGCGTGGCCTGATTCTGTTCGAAGCTATCTAACGGTACATAGCCATTAGCCGTTGCGAACATCGACACGTCACCGCCTTCAATAGGATCAAGCCCGCGCCCGGCGCGAACCTCATTAATCGTTGCGGTAGCATTGCGGACGTTACGATCCTCAATCGTCGATTGCTCGTTCTGATCCGGGTTCTTTGTCTCGCGGACACTCGCTTCGACGTTCTGTGCATATTCCGGGCCGAAGTCGGCAATCAATTCGTCAAGAATTTCCTTGATATATTTGATTTTCGGCCCTTGGCCTTCCGATGTGGCGCGTTCTTTTTCACTGTCCGCCGTTGCGCGATTATTTTGATGAATAAACGCCGTCGGAGCTAACCCAAGCGAGAAACATATAATCCTCGCCAGCCATTCATCGAACATATCCTTGATAATCGGCTCTTTCATCTGCACGATTTTCGATCCAGAAGGCAACATGGGGACTTGCTTGCGCTGCCCTGCATTACCGGAAAGGATGTTGTTAAACCTGTCTTCAAATGTTGCTATCTGATCCGGCGTCATCCCGGCTGGCATTTCCCCGAAGGCGTCAGGGACGCTGCCTTCCGTGAAATAGGCTTGCTGGTATTTGGCGCGGTAAAGGCTTGTGTGGGCCGAGATTAGAACGGTTTCGACAATCGAATATCCATACAGCGGATTGTAGGACAACAAGTTTCTCGGCGCATAAAGCAATTCATCTTGCGTGTAATTTACGCGGGGTGCGCCACGAATAATTTGTTGAAAGGCCGGATCAGGCGGCATGGGCCTTCTGCCATCTGCATCGATCAACGGCTTGATGGTTTGACTGTCTAAAATCTCAAACGCATACGGCCTGCCAACTCTGTCTTTGGGCCGATAAATCGACAAAGCATCCGTAACGATAAACTCTTCCAGCGCCATCCTGATCCAAGAATCTAATGACTGTATCTTGTCCGGCTTACGAAAAAACTGCGTCAATTCCTCAATGCGTTTATCTTCCGGACCCCATTTAGAATCCTCACGCGGCACAAACTGCCAGCCGAAACTGCTTATCTGATCCTTGACGGTTTCAATCCCAAGCCTAAGCAATTCGCAACTGAGAGATATTTCCCGAAGTTTCGCAAACGACAATCGCCCCGATCCATACCCGCGAGGCTGAAACTGAATGTTTGTGCCTGCCTGATAGTCCCACGTCCGTCCCGTAACCTGCGGGGAAAACGGCGTTAGAGGCTGCAACGGCGAAAAGACAGTCTCAGACGTTATGTCGCTAATCGTTGTCTTGTCGCCCTTCATGTATGCCGTGGCAAGGCGCATGGAATTCTTGGCTCTTGCGATAAAGCCTTGTGGGGGCTTAGGTATTTGATATTGAACCATGCTTATATCCCCAAAACAGAGGAAGGATTAACAACGAATGCGCCTTCATTTGAGGCTTGCGCTGCACCCGTTCCTAGAAATCGATAGGCATAATTCCCGTCAACTGCACAAGGAATCTGCGCCGTGTAAATGCCCGTGGAAACCTTCGTTACGGATGCTGTGGCGGCAGATGATTTCGTACTCACGTATTGGCAAGTCACGTTTGTCGGATCAATGGGGCTATTGTTAACATCTACAAAATTAGCCGTCACCTGCACTAAATCCCCAATTTCATAGTTGTTCATGGTTGCTCGCCCATAGTTAGGTTGTAAAACAACTGATCGGAAACGGCGCAAGCATAGATAGCCTCATCATTAATCACTGAGATTTCCGCGAGTTTATCAGATACAAGGCATTCGTACAATGCCGCGTCTGCCACTGACACCGACCATATTGCTTTATCAAAAAGCGATACCTTGCCCAAAATAATGCGGACAAAACCAGAAAACGAAAATGCTTGCGATTGTTGAGGATAGAGGGGCTTTAATCCAAAAACGGAATCTTGATGCCAGTCAAACGGGGGAAACGAGAAAGGAGAAAGAACAAAAGGCTTGCTCGTTTCCTGCTGAGGCAATTTCTGCGTAGGCATCCAGCGATTATCGACAAACCACGATGTAGTCACTTGAGGAGTGACAACAATCGGCGTAATAGACGAATCAGGTTGTACGGGTTTTCTTGAGAATGGGTTCCAGTTTATGTCGTTCAGCCAATCAAAAATGAAGTCCTTCAAAATCCAAACAGGTGCGGAAAAGAAACTTGATTGCTGAGTAGGCTTTTGCGGCGTTACAAAAAACTGAGGCTGCAACCACCCTATAATCGAAGTCGGCGGGAAAACGTAAGGCGCAACGGATTGGCCTGATGGTTGCAGCATTTTTAACGGCGCATTTTGGTAATTCGCCGCAGATTGCCATCCATCGATAGATGCCATAACAATAGGCGCGACAGGCACAATAATAGCATTTCCCTGTTGGGGAAGTTTTGGGAGAGGAAGTGGGTTATCAGGAATC